AGTGGATTTCCTTGAAATGTTGGCATCTATATTTTCCTTAAATTGTGTTACTTAAATCTGCTATAAAAAAGAATGTTATCCAAAACTCTGCACTTGATGAAGTTACATCTGTATCTGATTGCAATGCAAAATCTATCCATTGACCTGCTGTAACTGCATTACTACCACCTGAACCTGATGATGCAAGTCCAACTGTTCCTGTAAAATCAAATGTTGCATTAGTATCTGATGCACCACCTGTAGCACTAATCCAATTCATTCCTGTGGTATGATGATGTGTATGTGATGTGCCTGAATTTATAGCCCACATTCCAAGTTTCCAAGTTCCACCTGATATATCTTGACTACATCTCATTACTGCTTTTTGCAATTTTAAATTAAATGGTGAAACAATACCTGTTGGCTCACCACCAACTGAAGATTGCTCAAAATACCCTCTAAGTGGAAGATAGTGCTTACTTGTACCCATATCATCCTGAAATTGTGAATATAAAACATAAGGCATATGATGTAAAGGAACAGCATCAGATGCAGCTGTTGGTGTATATGTAGAACCATTATCAAGCAAAGATATATTTCCACCATTAGCATCAAAAGTAAGATCACCCTCAACATCTATGCTAAAATTTCCTGCATGAGAAATATCCCCTGTCATTGTTCCACCTGCTAAAGGCAATTTAGTACTGTCTGATGCAGATACACCTTCAGTAGAACCTAATACTTCTAAATCTTTTACCCTTACTTTTTCAGTAGATACTTCAAGAGCAGAATTTTGCCCTGATACTTTTACAGGTCTTAAATTCTCATCAATACTATTTTGCAGGGTTAAATCATTCATCTATTTTCTTTGCCAACATCTTAATCTGTGTTTCTAATTTATCAATTCTATTATCTGCATCATTAGGCAGTTCCATATAATTAAGCACTTTATCCAACTTATATACCTTTGCAATATGATCCATAATTTTAGGCAATATCTTATCACCTAAAACAAACTTTGCAATCATAGGTATAAAGGAAGCAGGTATCACTTTTTAGTCATATCCTCAATTACATCTTTAACTGCTGATAATACACCTTCAGCAAGTGCAATCTCATCTTTTTCACTAACAAATGGTATATCAACTTTAGATGCAATATTTTTAGCTAATTCTTTTTTGTTAGCTTCTAATTGTCCTATAACCATATTAATAGCCATACTTTTTATTGCTTTAACTAATGCTTTCATTATTTCCCTTTCATTTGTAAATCAATATAAATTTTTAAATCACTCTTAATTTCAGCCATCCACTTCTTAATCTTTTCTGTATCATCTCTTTCTTGGTCAAATCTCAAGTGCATTTGTTTCTTAATACTGTCTAATTCTTTAATAAGATTATCATGCCTTTCATCAAATCTATTTAAAGTATCTTCTACTTTTTCTTTCAAAATATACCTTATAACACTATATAATGCAAAAGCTAATGCAATACTCATTGCAATAGGAAAACCTAGTTCCTGCACTAATCTTATGGCTTCATCAGTCATTTGCATACATCTTTCTTTTAAGATATTCTATATCATCACTATTATTACTTAATTGAGCCTGTAAAAACTCAATAGTCTTATCCTGCCTAATGTCAGAGGGAATTGGTAGGTCTTGAACTTTGACCAATTCTTTAACTGAACTTACATTCATTTCAACATTATGCTCTAACATTCTAATTCTACTTTCTAAATCCCTGTAGCCAAACACTAAGATTCCAATTAATCCTAGTGCTTGTAGTGCCATAGGGAGACTAATTTTAAAGTGGCTTTTTTCATTTATGGTTGGATCACTCATTTCTTTAAAGGCTTATCCTTTCCATACAGCACATCTTGATCAGATACATGGATATTTGTAGCACCTTCTGTTAAAGAAACTTCTTTATCACCTAGCCTGATTGATTGGGATTTGTTTTTTTCATTCTTTAAATGATCAATTAGTGCAGCATTTTGCTCTGAATAACCTTTAATAATAGATACAATAGGGTCTTCTTTGTCCTTATGCCCTGTCATAGTATTAAGAATTGAAATTAATGCCATAGATGTAGAAGATGTTGCTGCTGATATAATAGCAATAGCTGACATATCCTTAATAAACACAATAGAACCAACAAGCCCAGCAAACAATAAAACAATAGTAGGCAAAGCCCACTTAGCAATATTGACAGCAGCTTTATCCCTCATAATTCTGATGTCTCTTGCTCTTTGCTGTTTTATCTTATCTATATCACTCACTTTTTAATTCCATTTGATGTTTTTAAAGCCTTGACAACTTCTAAAAATGTTTTATAGATAGACTTCATCTCTGTGTTGGTTTCTACTATTTTAGTGGTAAATTCTTTCTGAACATTGATCAGGGTTATTAATATATCTTCCTGCCTTTTAGCTTGTTCATCAAGTTTTTGCATTAACCTTCCATTTATAAAGCCTATTAAATAATAACAACCATAACCAAGAACACAGGCTACTGCTACAGGTATGCCTAATGATTCTATTAATCCTACTACATCCACTAGCCATGTTCTCTAACAACAGTAGCTAATCTATTTGCTCTATTTGGTGTTTGCTTTGACCATTTGCTATCTAACATCTCATCTGCTGCTAACTGCCATTCTTTATCCTTCATATGTGCAATAGCTTTTTTAAACTTAGAAAAACCATACACACCTAGTTGGAAGCACATTTCAATTACAACACCCTGCACTTCAGGAGGCAAATCATCATACCAAGACCACTTATTTGATAATTCTAAATGCAAACTTGATATTCTACCAGCTAATATGTGCAAAGATTCTTCTTCTGTAATCCAAGTAAAACCATGTCCAATAGTCCAAACTCCCATAGTGCATTGGTATGGTGTTCTCTCAAACCCTTCATTAACACCTATTCTTTTAACAAGTGATTTAAAATCAGGAATCATTAACTATCATCACCTACTACTACCAATGTATAAACATTTACTCCAACACTCCAGCTTGATACATTTAAATTAGTAGTTGCTGCCATAGTTCCACCATTTGCTGTAATCCAATCCTCTATATCTTTTGCAAGTCCTGCTGTTGTATTATCTAAATTTTCACATTGATCTGTTTGATGTTTAAACACTTTTGCTACTGTAGCCATTTATGCTTCCTCCACAGTATAACCATCTTTTGCTTTTAATGCTTTTAAAACTTTATCAGAAGTTCCTGCTTTTGGTCTTAAAACAGCCTTAGACCAATCTTTAGACATAATTTTCCAAAACTTTTTTCCTGTTTCTTTTTTTTCAACTTTCTTTTTTGATTCAGCCATTTTCAAATCTCCTTATATGGTTTTTTTAATGTTCCTTTTCCAAATCCACCAAAAACACCTATTGATGTGCTTCTATAAACATCCTTTCCACCATTTGTTTGTGTTTCTCTTTCTGCTAATTCACCAAAATAATCTAAATATGGTATCTGCTCACCTTTGTAATATGCTTCTTGACCTTTTTCTTTATCCTCTATTAATGTAAAATCTTTATTAGGATCAAGGTCAATACCTGTAGGTAAAACAGTTCCACCTATATTTTTTGCATTTTTATTTAATTTTTTAGCCATAATCTTTTAAATATGAGGGCAAAGCACCTCAACTCTACCCTCATATATATTCTTTGAACCTGCTTTAATTAAACAGTTTCATTAAGAAGTGTTACACCATGCAAATCAACAGTTTCAATGAATCCAAAGTATCCATTAGCTGTTAATTCTGTTGCTGCATAAGGTGCATTTCTGCTTGATTCTATTTGAATAAAGTTGCCATTACCAAAATCAATGTAACCACATCCAATAGCTGTTTTAGCAAACACTCCACCTTGAGCAGTTCCAGCACCATCATCAATAGAAACTGATGGAGATGTAAACATATTAACACCACCAAGATTAGAAACCCATCCTGCTGCTGCTACTTGACTACCAACTGTGCTACCACCACTTAATGCACTAGCTGATTCATTTGTTTGAGTTGTTGCTATTTCATTAGTTATACCAAAATCACCCCACATATTTAGAGGATGTAGCACACATGAATATGGTCTTGGTGCTGAATTTTCTTCTAATTTTGCAACTGCTTGAAATAATTTACTCATTGACATTCCTGTAGTGTTTGCACCTACTGTTGTTGCAAACTCATCTACAAGCTGAAGTGCTTGAGTATCAAACTCTAATGCTACAGCATTACCAATAGCTTGACCTGCATTGACAAGTAAAGCATCTGCATTGCCATGTACTGCTAAATCAGTAATTAATGTATCAATATGGTTTCTTAATGCTTCTGCATCTTTTGCAGTTGTAACAATTTCTTTTCTTGAAACTGCACCTTCTGCACCTGAACTTGCTGTTGCTACATCAGCAATAGCTAGCTTAGTATAAACAGGTATCCTTGCTTTGTTACTACCTTTTACACAAGCAACCATGTTAACCAAAGAGGGCATCACTGCTACCTTGTTAAATTGCACTATTGCACCACCTATAGCTAATCCTAAACCACCTGTTGCTTGTCCAATATCTGTTTCATTTGCCATGATATTTTCCTAAAATTTATCTTCTATCAACTGCATAAAAGCCTTCAAGTAAGATAGTTAATTAATTATTTAATATATCCCTCTACATTCTTTTCTAAATGGTTTGTAAAACTTGTTGGGTCTTTTGTAGCCCATTCAGTTGCAGAGTCATATCCACCAAATTCACCTTTTGCAGTTTCACCTGCTCTAGCTGAATTTGTTTTATTTGAATTTGCTACCATCTGCTCATCTTGAACAAACTTCTGCAAATTACCTATGCTCATACCATCTGTAATATATCTTCTATCTTCAGGAACTTGATTAATAAGCCCTTCTCTGATAGCAGATAAATCATTATTAAGAACCTCATTCTGTTCTTGAACTTTAATAAATTTAGAATTAGTTTCATTGTATAGGTCTTCATATTTTTGATTTTTCTTCATAGATTCCAACCTTGCATTTTCTGCTTCTGCTTTCATTTCTTTAATCTGTGCTTCTAAATCTTCATTTTTAGACTTAAACTGATTCTTAACTTGATTAACTTCTGCAAACCTATCATAAGGTACATCATTTTTATTAGCTTGTGTGCTAGGATTTGTTTCACTGTTTCCTTCAGTTTGTGGTTGAGCCTTTGCTTCTTCTGACATTTTAATTCCTCTTTTGTGAGTTAAAGTTATGCTTTAATTTAAGTTAGCCAATATTAAAAGTACCACCTTTTATTTTCTTCAGTTCTTTTTTAACATATTTATCAGCTTCATTTAATATAAATTTTTCTATTTTATCAGGCATAGGATTCCTATCAGTTGATATTACTCTACCCATCTTTGCAAGGTTATCTACCTTCCCACCTTGTGTTAAAGTTCCAAACTTAAACCCTGATGATGATGTGCCTTGCAACTTCCAATCTGTTAATAAGTCTGATGTTAATACAGGTGCAGTTGTATTAGCAAATTCTGTTGATTGCCTAAATAACTTGCCTGTTCTTTTTGCCTGACCATATTTAGTAGAATATTTTTTAAACTTCCTGCCATTAATATCTAAACCTTTAATAAAGGTATGCTTTCTGAACATAGGAACAACATCTTTAGCTAATTCAATAAAAAATTTAAGATCAAGCATTTAATATATCCTCTGCTTCTTCTTTTCTATAGAATTGACTTCTAACATCATTAGATGCTATCTCCCAGCTATGCCTACAATTTATTCCACCACCTTCTGTTAATGATGCTTCCCATTCACCACCCATTGATCTAATTTCTTGTAATGTTATAGCACCTGCTTGTATTGCAGATAAACAGAATGATCTTGTTTTTTCATCAGCAGGACCAATATAAACATACTTCTCATTCTTTGGTGCTTCCTCCATCATCATCCTAGAAACTGCTCTTGAATAGTTATTTAAACCATCATTCAATATTCTTTTCATACCTACATCAGCAGCATATCCTTTTTTACCTACTGATTGCAATATTTCATCTACTGACCTTCTGTTTATAATACCATTAATAACTTCCTGCTTTATAACTGCACTCATTGATGTTATTTGACCTGATAAATATTGCTGTGATTGTGTTAGCAATGCTTGTAGTGTAGATTCTGATATTTGTGCAAACATTTCTTTAGTAACAAGAGTTGCAACATTACCTGATGTATAAGCTGTAATGATTCCTGATGTTTTTGCTAACATTACTGCATTTACATCTAAATCATTTAATATAGCAACTGCTTCTGCATTAGTCTTTCCTTCAACTAATTTCATCATAGCTGAAATAACTTCTTTCTGTGCTATACCAAATTTTGCTGATAATTGATCTGCTGTTTTTATTATAAGATTTTGATCAGCCATTTATACAGGTGTAGTTAATGCCTGTAATAGTGGTGATGCTTCTGCTGGTTCTTCTGTAACACCACTTCTTTCTGCAAGGTAATCTAAAGCATCTTGTCTTTCAGGGTATCTATCAGGGTCTTTCTGCATTAATATATCAGCAGTATCTATAAGCCCATTAGCTAGTTCCCAATCCCACTTCTCTCTTTGCTCTTGATCTGATAATATTTCTGTTGATTCCTCATAATCAACACTAAGCAGAAAACCAGCATCTTTTGCTAATTCAACTGCTAATATCCTTTCCTCAACCTCAAATATTCTCTGCTCAAGCCTTTTATATTTCTCTACATCTGATCTTCTGCTATCCATTAACTCCTGATTCCTGAGCCTTAATGCAACACCTGATTCTGCTGTAGTGCCTTCAACAAATGAAACAGATAAGTGATAATTTTGTGCTAACATCTTATAGCTTTCATTAATACTATCAGTAAGTGCAGGAACACTATTAGGAGGTGCAACCATGCTTAAAGTTCCATCATGTCCTAAGAAACTCCACTTGTCCTGACCTATATCTAGCTTTTCTTTCTCTATATTACTACCTGTTATATATCCAAATCCAAATGATTGAAACATAATATTAGCATTCTTATTAAACTCTGCTACATTACAGGCTTCATTAGTAGCAATTAAATCTAGTGAAGCATCTGTGTCAAAATAGCTTGATTCAGGTTTACCATTAGAATAACATTCAACAAATGGAAGCATTGAATAGGGATTAATCATTTCAGGGTTATCAGGATCAACTATTTTCTTACCTGTACCCTTCTCATAAATGAAGTGATTATCAGCATCCCAATATGCCCAATGTTCAGGAGTAGTATCCAGCACATTACTCCTAACAGACAAAGGGTAAGTAATAGCAGATGGAGTAAGTGGATCATCTGAATCATTATACATAACCTCCCAATCTCTAATTATATCATATTCTATTTTCTTTTTTCTCCATGTAGGCTTAATCAATATCACCTCTAATAGATTGCATAGCTTTTCTGCTCTTTGCATTTTATGATCTTTTAAATGAAAAAAATCAACAACATCTTCATTAGAATACTCCCTAATAGGTGGCTTCATATACACTAGGCTGATTCTATCTATAACCCTTTTAGTTATGTTGATATTAGGACATGGTATTTGATTAACCAAGCTATCAGAAAAGTAACCTTTTGTATAGGCTTCAGTTCTACCTTTATAGTAGTTATATGCCTTTTCTCTAGTTTGTAGCCATCTCTTTTTAGATGCATCTTGATATGCTACTTTGCTCATCTCAACCATTAGCTGTGCTGTTGATGGAATCATCTTGATATACTCCCTGTTAGTGGTTTGATAATTGGGTATTCAAAATCAATAGCATATCTAAGTCCATCAGAAAAGTGCGTTCTATCCTTATTAGATTTGTCTATTTCTCTTGTGCCTTCCTTATTAACTGTTTGTTCTAAATCTGTTATCAACCCTTTGCATTTAGGATCAATTATTAAATTCTTTTCACATAGCTTATTAACTGCATTAACTGAATCTATTACTCTTGGTGCTTTAGGCTTAACCTTAACTTTAAAGCCACCCTGTCTTAATAGATCATGATCTGTATGTAGTGCTGATGTATGCCTTTGATTAGCAGGATCAGGATATGCTATATATTTATTATTTGGGTATCTTTTCTTAATCTCCTGCACCATTCTTTCAGTTAATATTTCATTTCCTCCACCATGATGTAATTCAACTTCATCAAACACCCTGACTTTTGGAGAGTGCTGATAGGTTTGGAATATTGATGCAGCCATTGGTGAGACATTGAAGTCCAAAGACACTTGGATGGGTAAGGCAGGATTATATTTGTTTTCTTTGACATTGTTCTCCCTTGTAAATTGGTAATATGTAGCACCTTGCTGTAGGTTTACAAATTCACCATTTAAATATGCTTTTAATAAATTCTCATCATAGTTTTCTTTTAAGCTATTAATAAATTCTTCAGGTAACATAGTATTATCTTCTGTTTTACCCCTGATTAATTTATAACCATCTTTAGGGTTATCACCCCAATACTTATAAACAAATTTAAAGCCTTCAGGTGTTCCACTACCAAATGCTGTTAATGTGTTACCATCTCTTAACCTTGATAGTAGCATCTTCCATGCTCTATCATCTCTTAACTGATCTGCTTCATCTATACCCCCAGCAGCTAAATTAAGACCAGCCCATCTCATGTAATTTTCTGCACTTCTCATAATAACATCACACCAACCACCCTTCCAATACACCCTGTATTTAGTTGATGTTGCAGTATATTCATAATCAAACCCAGCATCTTTTAATACTGATTCAAATGTTGGCTGTAACACATCTCTAATCATGGGATATGTAGGTTCTGCAAGTAGTATTGTCTTACCTGCATTTTTAGCACATTGATTTAGTGCCATAAGGCAGAAAGCCATAGTTTTACCACTTCCTACTCCACCTGTAAGGAATGGGTATTTATCCTCACACATAACATAATCTAATTGATGCTGAAATAATTTAAAAGAGTTCAACCTTAAATCCTTCAGGTAATTCTGTTGTGGTTATTTCTTGTTTATCTGATTGATCTAAATACTGTTTGCCCAGCCATATAAGAAGTGTAGCATTACCACTTAAAGCACTATCTATTTGTGCTTTTCTTAACTTCTTTTTTAAATCAGCTTTACCTTTTGTTATATTTGTGGAATAACTTTTACTGATCAGGTCTTTACTACATCCAAAGAAATCAGCTATTTCTGTGTTTCTTAAACCATAAGAAGCTAACTTTTCTACCTCAACAGGATCAATATCATATTTTTTAGGTCTAGCCATATTCTTTTAATATTTCCTCATAATTTTGGAAGTTAATTTATAATAAATAACTTGTATAATTAAAAGAATTTGTTTATAGCTCAAATAAATCTTGTTGCTCTGTATCTAATTTTATACCTTTTGCTTGATTTAAGATATGCAATCCAAGTTCAGGCTCTACACAATTTCTTAAAATTTGCCTTTTGTTTTTTATATTATAATTGGATAAATCTATCATTTTTCTTTTTTGTAAAGATTCTACTGTTCCACTTCTATGATCCCTGTTTTTTATTTTTATATTTTCTATTTCAAAATTACTCCATATATAATGTCCACCAATAAACTTTGGCTCTATTAATGGATTGTAAAATGATCTAGTATTTTCTACAACATATTTACCTGTAAAATAATGTTTTAAAAATAATATTTCTTCATATAATTGCAAATCAGGGTATATAGCTTTTGTTCCTCTATTTTTAAATCCTAAATTATATCTTATCTGACTATGGCTTTGACATGGTGGTGAAGTCCATATAAAATCAAATTTATTATAATTTTCTTCTAAATATTTATGTGCATCCCCTAAAAAAATACTATCATCAGGATATAAATCATTATATATATCTAATATAGTTATATCATTTTCTACTGCTGTTACCTCAATATCCCCCCCCCATAATTTTCTATTTCCACCAATACCAGCATATAAATTTAATATTTTCATATTTCCTCTATTATTATTTCAGTTCTAGGCTGCTTACTATAAACCTTTTCAGCTTGTATTCTGCATATCTGACTATCATCTAATATCATTCTATCCTTGCCCTGAATAGTATCACATATCATTTTCAATAAATTATCTAAATCAGGTATATTTGTATGATATTCAGGAACTCCATCTTTTAAAATATTTGCATATTTACCTGTTCTAAAGTGCTTTTTTGGTCTAGGCATATAAAATGTAGCAAAAAGCATAATCTGTCCTTCTAGGGGTCTTTTTGGCTTAAATCTAGCTATTTGTAGCCATATCTGTTTCTTATCTTTAGCACTTGGATCATACATTCTACCTGATCTAGTGCTTCTATGCCTTTTTAAAGCAATAGGTTTGCCTTTTATTGTGATCTTAATCAACTATCTTTACATAGCAAGGATTCCAACTCTCATTACCACAATCAGAACCAGCAGCTTCAAGTGGTGCAATAGTGCAACTTGCTAAAAATATTGTTGTTAGTGCAGTTAAATATCCTAGTATAAACCATTTCATCTTTTAATCCTCATATCTATTAAACATTGTATGCTCTTTACAATCTGAGCAAAACCCCATGTTGCTGTGTGTTTCACCTTCAGGTAAAGCACCACAACAATCACTTATAAATTCTTCTTTCATATTAATCTCCTAAATATATTTTATATATTTGCTTTCCATCTACTTCAAAATTAGTTATCTCTGCCATTGGTATTCTTTCATTTTTCATTTCATGCCAATCTATAATTTTATGCTTTTTATTTTTAAAATTATAAACAAAAAAACTTAATGGCATAATTGTATTCCATTTTTTATATTGTTCATAATCAGCAGTTTTTAAATGTAAATACTTACTGTAACCTTTTACTTCTAAAAAACTTGCTATATTATTTACAACAATAAAATCAGGCATTTTTTTCATCATAAAAGGTAGTTTATAAAAATGTTTCATTTCTATTGTATTATCTTCAAATCCCCAACCAAATTTTTTATAAAACAGATTATCAAAACCTTGCAACCATTCTTCACATACATCTTCAGGATCAACACCTGTATATGTCCTTCTTTCTTCATATGTGTTAGTGCTATCCATAAATCCCCTAATTTAAAAATACAAATAATAAAAAACCAATGATGCAACCTAACCAGCATCCAAATATAAAACAGACAAAACTCATTTATTTTCCTTTACATTCATTAACATATTAAATGTGTTATCTTCATCCCCAATTACAATAAAATATTCAATCATCCTGTGAATAGTATTACTAATAGGAAGATCATACCTATTTTGGAGTAATTTTAAATGATCAAGGTTGTCTTGGGTAGTCCTAAATGATAGTGCTATATTTTTAATACCTAATGAATTTTCTTCACATACCTTGCCATAAACAGAAACATCATCCATATCTAAAACAACCCTTTTAATCATAGTATTATCAAAAGTAAACCATTCTCCATTTAAATGGTTTTTTTTATAATAACTGTGAATCCTTCTTTCTAATTGTATATCCCCATCAATACATTTTAAAATAGATAGAGTATTAGGATTTGATGTTTGCAATGATCTAATGCGTGTATTTACATTTTTAGTTAATCCAATTTTATAAGTATCTGTTCCTTCTGCGTGTATTAAGTATATTTTATTCATTGTTTCTCCTTAATAATTATCATCTTCTTGTGGTAAATCCAAATCCATCCCACAATCATCACACATTAAAAACTCATGCACATTTATATCAGGTTCAGCAGGTTGATAAAATGTGTTTTTATGCTCACATGATTTTTGTCTATCTATATGGTAATCATACACTTTTGACATTTGGTCTCCTTATGTTTAATATTTCTTTTCTTTCATCTTCTGTTGCTATATCCTTATCATCTATTTTTGGTGCAACATACTTTGGAACTACAGGTCTTGATATTTCTTCTTTCTTGCTATTACCAAAATCATAACTAGCCCATCTTTTTAATCTTCTTGATATATCCCAAGTAGTTTGCTGCTCAAATTTCATCTTTGTATTGCTCTTATTAGGCTCTGACCAATAATTAAAGAAATTCTCTATTGTATCTTTATTGTATTGATTGCTGTGTTTTTCCAAAGACTTTTTAAATAATAACATTCTTTTATTTATATCATTTACTTTATTCTTATTTACTTTACTTTCTTTTACTTTACTGCTAGAGCCTTGCTTGGATTTTGCTTCTAGCATTTTTCTAGCCTTGCTTAAACCACCCTTCTTTCCAGCACTAGCTAACTTCTGCCTTTTCTCATCTAATGCTAACATTCTTCTTTTAAGTGATTTAGAATAAAACATTGTATGCCCTTTTATTTCAAATAAATCATAGTTTTCTACAATATCTTCAATCTTTTCTTTATCTACCCTTAAATCAAATGAAATGCTATCTATATCATCAAATGTTAAGGTGTAATCCTTCTGCTCTCTTAATATTTCTATTATTCCAAAATAAACACCATAACCTTCCATTCCATACTGCATTCTAACTTTCATAAGCCTTTGATCATTCCTAGCATTAGAATCATGGCTAAAATAATAAGCATCTTTAGACATTAAAATCCTCCCTAGCTATATATACCATAAAAGCTGATATAATTGTTATAATAAAAAGTGGTAACCATACATGACCAGCAAACAGGTGGTAAATGGTCATCATTGATGAAAATACTAATATTAATATTGATAATATATATGTCATTTTTTGCCCTTTAAATTGTGCAGGGAGGAAACCCAAATGTAACCCCCCTGCTTTGTTATAATGAAACATCAGAACCATGTGGTAGTTCTTCAATAGACACCTGAAAAGAATTAGACAAATCTCCAATAATTTTATCTAACTTTTCCTGAGCAGCATCTAAGTCCTCCTCATGAATATCTACCATTATTGTAGCCCTGTATCTCATTAAAATGGTAACCCTTCTTT